TGCTCAACGGCGCGACGCTGCTCCCGGACGTCATCGCCGGCGTGAAGTTCGTCAACGGAGAAAAGGCCGAGAGGAACGCCGCCTGATTACGACGCCATCAACGACATTTGGCAATATCTCCTCAGGCGATCAAGCGACGTGCTGCAGCGCTTGCCGATGCGCCTGTCGCTGACGAGGACGTTTAGGTTTGCTACCCCGCCGATCCGATGGTATAATCATGGGTCAGCGTGGCTCATTGGGCTCCACGGGCAAGGACAGGCGGATGAGCGTGAAGCAATCCAGAGACGCAGGTAGCGCGGCGGCAGGCTGGAAGCGTCTCCTCGCCGAAACCGTGCTGGCACGCGGTAACAAGCGGCGGGCAGTGACGTCGGCGGACTTGGCTGAGCAGATGAACATCTACTTGGCGCGGCTTGGGGTAACCGATCGCGTGAAGGCTAGCACCGTTCGGCACTATCGAACAATGCCAAGCCCGATCGAAAAAGCGAGCGACCGCGCACCACGCTCCACGGAGATGGCCAACGCGTTCGTGTGGGCACTTGAGGACCTTGGTGCGTGGCGAGGTGTCGACGACCAGGTTGCTAGCGCGGAAGAGCAGCGTCGGCTCATAGAGGATCTTGGTTTTGAACGACTCAATCGCCCGCCGCCCATCTTCGCCGAAGGGCCCTACGGGGTCGTGCACTTGCTGGAAAGCGCCAGTAGCACCGGTGATGCCTCGTCGCTCGTGCTTCAGATTCACTCATCGATTGGATTCTTTACGGCCGAGGATCAGGCCGTCGCGGCCAAGGTGCGCGGGTGCTTGCGCCATGGCATGCGTGCCCTTTATGTTGCTCGAAACGATTGGGGAGGGTATGAGCGCATGGTTTCAGATCTTAAGTTTACGCTGCGCAGGGTATTTGCGCAGGAAGCGAAGGGTACGCAGCGGTGGACTGACCAGGTTTATGTGCTCGGCGCTTCCGACGCGGGTCTACCGTCTATTGCAACACTGTTTTGCCGCATCGGCATTGTCAGCCAACTCGCTGAGCGGGACCGCCAGACCAATGGGCTAGACGCAGGCATGCTGTATCGCTCGAATGTCCTTCAGGCGTGGGTGGAAGTGACGACGGAGCTAAGCAGTCGCCTTGATCTCAATGCATCGAAGTGGCTGAGTGTGCAGAATGTTGGTCATGTGCAAAAAGAACTGGCAGACTGGTCGTATCGTTGCCCCACCGATGCGATTCGGCCCCTTTTTCCAAACTCGGAGCCAAGCTCATGAAGCTGTCAGCAATAATCGCGACGGGCACGATGGTTTTGCTTGTAACGTCCCTACTGGGGACGGCCTGTCGAAAGAACGAGGACGACGGCGAAGGCAAGGCTGCTGCCACTCAGATGGCTGTAGGCTACTTGCCCGTATCCACGACCCTTCCAAACTGGATCGCCGTCAAGGACGGCATCGCCGAGCGGCGCGGCGTCGCAGTCGAGTTTAAGCGATACGCGAACTCGGATCTCCTCCTGCTGGCATTGATCAACGGTGAAATCCAGGCCACCAGTGTTTGTGCAGATGAGCCGATTCTCGCAGCAGCGTCCCGCGGAAAGTTGAACGCGGAAATCTACCTGCAGGAAATCTTGACGGAAGACCGTGTTTTTGACGCAATCATCGTGCGTGCGGACTCGCCGATGCAGAACATAAGGGACTTGGCAGGCAAGACTGTGATCTGTTTTCCCGGATCACAGCTCAAGGCGTACCTGCGGGTCATCCTCCAGAAAGCTGGTGTTGATCCGGACGGCGTTGCGATCCAGCAGTTGCCCCCGCCGAACATCCTACCTGCGCTCGAGGCTCGGTCGGCGGATGCAGCCTTCACCCTTGAGCCGTTTATCACGATTGGATCGGGGAAGGGGCTCTCGCGCGTTCTCGTCCCCTCACCAATCGCGAAATACATCGGTGACGGCAGGCCCATTTGCGCGGCAAGCTTTCTGATATCTCGAGGCTGGGCGGACAAGAATCCAAAAGCCGCCGACGCGTTCGTCCGCAGTGTTTACGACGCAGTCACTGTGATCGAGCATGACTACGGACAGTGGGCAGCACGGTATCCGGAGTTCACGCCGATCCCACCCGAGTTGGCAGAGAAGGTAGTAATCACGCGATTCACCACGATCCAGACGCCGGACCTACATGGGTTACGCATCCAAGAGGGCGCCTTGCGCCAAGCTGGTCGCCTTGAAGGACCGGTTGACGTGGAACGCTTGATATATCGCTGGAGGGCACAATAATGAAGACATTACCTGGCCAAACTGTTGTTTCACCGTCGGTTGAACCAACGATTTCACTTCCCCAGTTGCCTTATCGTCATGGTGTGGTGTACGGCCCAATCCAGTCGCGCCGGATCGGCTGGTCCCTTGGCGTCAATCTGCTTCCTCAGGATCATCGCCTCTGCACGTTTGACTGCATGTACTGCCAGTTTCCTAGCCCTCATCGCGTTGAAGCGCTCCGGCACGAGCTTGAAAGGCTTACCCGCGTGCCTGAACTATATCCGGTGATTGAGCACGGCATTCGGCAGCGCTTGACGCATCGAGCGCGCTTTGACTCCGTCTCCTTTGTTGGCAACGGAGACCCATCCGTTCATCCTGACTTGTTCCAGGTGGCCCAGTTCACCCGTGAGCTGCTCGCGAGGCTCGGTCTGCATGTGCCGCTCACGATTTTCACAAATGCCGTCCCCTATGCGGACCCGAGATTCATTGAGGCCTTGCGGGTGTTTGACCAACGGCTGATTAAGCTCGATGCTGGAGACGAGCGTACCTTTCAAGAGATCAATAAGCCGCGTGTCGATGTCGACCTGGAAGATCTCGCGGATTCAATCGGCCAGCTTGATGGTATCATCGTCCAGACAATGGTTGTCCGCGGTCGCACGGACAATCGAGCCAGTATCGCTTCCGCGCGTTTTGCTGGTTTGGTGCGGCGCCTGCATGCGTCGGAGTTGCAACTAACTACTATTGACAAGCGTCCGGCCTACAGTGGCGTCTTACCCGTATTGGAGGATGAACTGCATAAAATCGCCAATTTGCTTCGCGCTAGGGTGGATGCCCGAGTGAAGGTGTTCTACCAGGATTGTCCGTCTGGGTTTCCGTCAGATGAGGTACCTTGCAGCGACCCATGGACCTGCCCAGGTGTGCCTGAGAAGCCATGAACGACTCGACGGCAATAGAACTTCGAGATATCCGGGTCTCGCGGGCCGGTCACGGGAAGCGCCGGCGCATTCTCGACGGCGTCTCGTTCACATTGTCGGCGAATGAAGTTGGTGTGATCGCCGGTCCGAACGGAGTGGGAAAGACGACTCTGTTCGAAGTTCTCATTAATTCGATGCGAGCGGACAGTGGCACCGTGCAGATTGACGGAGGGCTAGCGCAGGAGGCAACGTTGGGCGTAGTCTGGCAACGGACCTACCAGTCATTGATGCCGTGGATGACAATGCTCGACAACATCGCCTTGCCATTGAAGCTCGCTGGCGTCCCGCGTCGTGAACGGTGCAGGCGGGTCCATGAGTTGTGCGAACGTACAAACCTGAGCGTACCACTAAGTCGCCCGCCACAGGCCACGAGCGGCGGTGAGCAGCAGAAGGCCTGCATACTCAGGGCGCTGGCGAGGGGAGCATCAATGCTGCTATTAGATGAACCGTTTTCGAACCTTAGCTACGATGCCTCGATTGAGTTGCTCGGGCATCTCCAGAGAATCCGTGTTGATTCCGGGTTGACCATTTTGTTGATCAGCCATTCTCCAGAATTAACCGTGTTCATGGCTGACGTCGTCATCCCCTTCCGATCAATGCCGGTTCGCGTTGGTGCGCAGGACATGATCCGCATCGAATGCCCGTATCCGTCACCAAGGCCTCTGCGCTGGATGCACGAGGAGAGCTTTCAACAGCAGGTGCGCACGGTTCGGGCGGGGACCAGAGAGCAATGAAACGCCCCAGTGCTCGACGAATCCTGGAGACAGTCGCGTCCTTGACGGTCGTCATTGGTACTTGGGAGATCGCCGCCATTGCCTCGCCAGCTCTCGTTCCCCATTCCTGGGACATCTTATTGTCAACTTCTCGTCTCCTCACTGAGCCACCGTACCGGAGCGATATCGCAATGACGGTATTGCGCACCTTCGCATCCTTCGGCCTTGCCTTGGGAGTCGGGTGGCCACTAGGGGCCGCAATTGGGAGCATTCCCGCGATGAATCGCCTTCTGACCGGTCCCTTGGACTTCCTACGGTCAATTCCTGCGTTTGTTTTGCTACCGCTCTTCTTGATCTTCCTGAAAACGGGGGAAGCATCGCGCATCGCGATGGCTGCCTTTGGGGCTGGTCTCGTAATAGTCGCAAACACGGCCTTCGGCGTGGCCCATGTCGCGCAGCTCCGCATCCAGGTTACTCAGGTTTACGGTGGAACACTGCTACATCGCATAGGTGTGATCTTCATGCAGGCGCTACCGCAGAGCATGGACGGCGCGCGTTTGGGCCTTAGTCTGGCGTTGATCCTGACCATCGTTGGAGAGATTATGCTTGGGGCGACACACGCGCTTGGCACGCGTGTTAACGACAGCCTCGCAGGATTCGATCTACCCCGCATGTATGCTCTGATCTTTGTCATTGGGATAATTGGATACCTTCTTAATCTTCTAGCTCGTCTCGCGACATCCCGACTCGGTTGGTATGGGCGGGATCTTTAGTGGCAAGCGGGATCCATGAATCCGGAGAATAACACCAGATCTAAGTTGAGCATCGCAACTCATCGCCGTGCGAGACGGATCGCGTCCGATATCGGCAGGTAACCTCCTTCTAACAGGTCTCGGACGAATTCGGCAGCGGTCCTTGCTGCCTTTGCTTGGCTCTCCTCCTTGTTGTTCTCGCGTCTTGAATCCACAGTTCCGTAGTCCATTATGCCCTTGATGACCGCCCAGAATGGTCGAGTGGGATGCTGTTCGCAGGCGAACACTACTCCCTCCGCCTCCATCTCCAGGGCGAGCAACTTATCGTGCAATCGGCGCAGATCAGTCCATGTCGCTTCGCTTTCAACCAATTTGCTGCCAGTCGCGATTGCACCTACGTGGATGCTTCGGCGGCCGCTACCTTTGCTGACGAGCTCGTTGGCAAGCTTCGTGATCGCACTGAAAAGCCTACCCTTTGACGTCCAAGCTGGCTGCCTGCGCCTCTTCTCAATCTCGTCGCCGGACATCTGGCGCAACTTCTCGTGCTCATATGGGATCACTGTTTCGCCTACAACAACGTCACCGATGTGTAGTTGATCTTGCTTCGCAGGATCGCCCGCTGCAACGCCGGGCGAGCAATACATATCTGGGCTTCCATCGCTCAAGGATATCCCATGTCGTTACGGCAGCAGCAACGCTTCCCATCGTAGCGGTCGTTGCGATTAGTACTCTCAGCTGGCCCGAAGGGGAATCGACACACGTGTAGTGGTATGGATCGATGCCTAAATAGCTCCTCCCAATATGTAAACCGGTCTATGCTGCCCTTGTTTGCAGGTACGCGTCGCGTTCCACCTCGAACGGTCGTCGGTGTTCGAGCCAGTCGAAGACGAGATCGAGCAGTTCCGCCATGGATTGGCACGTATGGTTCCGCGTGATTTCCTCATGCAGAGGCCAACAGATACGCTCGATCGGGTTGAGGTCCGGGGCGCGCTTCGGGAGGAAGTGGAGGATGATCCGGTCGCCGTGCGCGGCGAGGTATTCACGCACCGCGCGGGACTTGTGGAAGATGGCATTGTCACAAATCACATGAATCTTCCGGTAGCATCGCAGCCGCGTCCGCAAATCCTCCAAATGTCGGAGGAACAACTTCGAGTTGCGGCCTTCCCCTTTGCCCCCCTCGGTCAGGATCAGGTCGCCCGTCCGCCAGTTGAGCGACCCGGCGAGATACCGCTTCTCATTGTCGCCCGGCGTTTCCACCTCGGCCTGCTCGCCGCGGCGCATCCACATGGACCCGATCTTCGGATTCGTGTTCACATCCACCTCATCCTGGAACACGGCAATCTCGTCCTCCGGCAAATCCCGCAGCAATTGCCGCAGATCGCGCAGGATCGCGCCACGCCGCGGATCCACGAGCCTCACCACCGGCCGCGGACGACGCCACACCAGCGCCTCGTCGTGCAGTCGGCGCCGCACCGTCTCGCGGCTGACGCGCACCCGCATGACGCTGAACGTCAGCGCGGCCTGGGCCTGATGTCAATGTATGAAACCACACTTTGCATTATGTTGGTTACACAAACATGTTTGCGGCGTTGACATCGCGACTTGCGGGGCGTATGATGCAATCGTCAATGGGAGCGGTGGACGGTACGATGGACGAAGTTGATCGGTTCTACGCCCAGCTGGGCGAACGGATCCGGGACCTGCGCAGGAAGCGACGGTTGTCGCAGGACGCGCTAGCGAAGTGCGTCAAACTCAACCGAACGTCGGTAACGAACATCGAACGCGGTCGGCAGAAGGTGCTGTTGCACACGTTTGTGGATTTCGCTCGGGCGCTCTGCGTCAAGCCGGGATTACTGATCCCGGACGCCGAACCGGAAAGCGACATACCCGAAGGGCTTGCGCCCCCAGCCAAGGAGTTCGTCGAGCGGGTCGTGCACGGCGATAGGAAGCAGAGGTGACCCATGGCTATTCGCAGGAAACACATCCGGCGAATTGTGGAGCGGCTTCTGGAGGAATGCAAGATCGAGAAACCGCCCGTCGATGTCCGACGCGTCGCGCGCGTGCTCGGTGCCACGGTTCGAGAGGCACAAGCGGAAAACGATCTCTCTGGATTCCTCCATCGCATCCCCGGTGGCGACCGGGTGCTCATCGGCGTAAACCGAGCACATGCCCCAGGCCGCAAGCGATTCACGATCGCACACGAGTTGGGCCATCTGCTACTGCACGGCACCGAAGATTTCCATGTTGACAAGGGGTTTCAAGTATATAAGCGTGACGCGCGCTCAACAGAAGGAAGTGACAGGTCCGAGATTGAGGCAAACCTGTTCGCTGCCGAACTTCTGATGCCGGTAACCTTTGTCGTCGAGGACCTCCGTGAGCGCGAGGCAATCGACTTGTCAAAGGATGACGAGTTAGAGCGCTTGGCAAAACGATACCACGTCAGCCCCCAGGCGATGACATTCCGTCTGGCGAATCTCGGGTACCTCACCCTTTAGGGAACACCGCTCCTCCCGCGGTTCGGACGTGGCACGCTGTGTGCGCTGTTCTGGTGGAGGCACGGCGGCAACCCGGCGTTGTCTCGAGCGTGCCGGGTTCTGCCCGGTTTGGTGTTCTGCCCCGCGACAGTTTCGATACTCACGCAGATATAGACGGGTGAACTCCCTCGGCAGTCGCCAGGGGAAGGAGCCCACATGGCTGCGACACGGAGGTCGCTCCGCTCAGAGATCGCGCCCGAGCAGCGCCGCGACGAGATCATCGCCATTCTGGCTGCCGGGCTGGTCCGGCTGATCGGAAGCAATACGGCCGACGCCAGCGGCACCACCGGCAGCGCGGGCGGCCCGTCCGCCGACGTGTGCATCGGCGTGCCCGCTGGCGGACTGGCTGGCGTGCCTCTCGACAATTCGCCGAGCATGTTCGCGGCCGACCGGAGCGACACGCCCGCCAGCGCGTTGGCCAGCATGTCTGTCGAAAAACCCTCGGAATCCTTGGAAACCGGCCTTGAGCTTTCCCGCGAAACGAGGCTCAGTGTGGTGGACGGTTAACGGCCCGAGACGCCTCCCCGCATGGCGGCGGCCGGGACCAGCAGGACGAGAGCGACATGACCATGAACGTCAACGCCGACGGCCTTGCCAAGGAGATCGCCGCCCTACGCCGGATGACGGTGAAGGAGCTTCGCAGGCGGCACGTGGAGCTGTTCGACGAAGAGAACCACGCCGCCAACCGGCAGTACCTCTTCCGCCGCATCGCGTGGCGGCTCCAGGCCCTGGCCGAGGGCGACCTCTCGGAACGGGCCCGGCGGCGGGCGGCCGAGCTGGCCCGCGATGCCGACCTGCGAACGCGACCGCCGCGAGAGCTGTCCATGCCGCCGGCACCGGCGGATCTGAAAACCGTGACGGGCAAGGTCGCGCTGTCGCGCGACGAGCGCCTGCCGGCACCAGGCACCCGTCTGACGCGCGTGTTCAAGGGGCACAAGTACGAGGTGACCGTGCTGTCGAACGGCTTCGAGTACGACGGCCGGTCCTACCGGTCGCTGACGGCGGTCGCGCATGCGATCACCGGATCGCACTGGAACGGCTGGCATTTCTTCGGCATCGCGACGCCGACCCGGGCGCGTGACGAGGGCGAAGTGACATGAGCCGCAACGGAAACGGCAACGGGAACGGCAACGGCAGCCGCGCCGGACAGAGCAACAGGCGGGCACGCACCGCCACGACGATCCGCTGTGCGATCTACACTCGCAAGAGCACCGAGGAGGGGCTGGAACAGGACTTCAATTCGCTCGACGCGCAACGCGAGAGCGCGGAGGCCTACATCGCCAGCCAGAAGGCCGAAGGCTGGGTCTGCCTCTCCGACCGCTACGACGACGGCGGCTACACGGGCGGCAACATGGAGCGCCCAGCGCTCCAGCGCCTCCTCGGCGACATCGAGGCGGGCAAGATCGACTGCGTGGTAGTCTACAAGGTGGACCGCCTGAGCCGCTCGCTGCCCGATTTCGCCCGCGTGATGGAGACCTTCGAGAAGCACCAGGTCGCCTTCGTCTCGGTTACTCAGCAGTTCAACACCAGCACGTCGATGGGCCGGCTGATGCTTAACGTGCTGCTGTCCTTCGCCCAGTTCGAGCGCGAGATCATCAGCGAGCGGACGCGCGACAAAATCGCCGCGGCGCGGCGCAAGGGCAAGTGGTCGGGGGGCCCGCCGGTGCTCGGGTACGACGTCCTGCGCGAGCCGGCCGGGTCGCGCCTGGTCGTCAACCCCGACGAGGCCGAGCGCGTCCGCTACATCTTCGGGCTCTACCTGAAGTGCAACTCGGTGACCGCGACGATCCGGGGGCTCGACGAACTCGGCTGGGTCAACAAGGCCTGGACGACGAAGAAGGGCAGGCAGCGCGGCGGCAAGTTGTTCGACAAGTCGACCCTGTTCAAGCTGCTGACCAACGTCGTCTATCTCGGCAAGGTCAAGTACCAGGACGAGGTCTACGAGGGAGAGCACGAGGCGATCGTCGACGAGGACCTGTTTCGCCGCGTGCAGGCCCTGCTCCGCCGCAACCGCAACAGCGGCGGCGCGTACGTCCGCAACAAGTACGGCGCTCTGCTGAAGGGCCTCGTGCGCTGCGTGTCCTGCGGCTGCGCGATGAGCCACCACTTCGCCACGAGCGGCAACAGGCGCTATCGCTATTATGTCTGCGTGAACGCCCAGAAGCGCGGCTGGGACAAGTGCCCCTCGCCGTCGCTGCCCGCGGCCGAATTGGAGCAGTTCGTCGTCGACCAGATTCGCGCGCTCGGGAACGACGACCAGGTCATCGCCGATTCGATCCGGCGGGCGCGACGGCAACTCCAGGAGGGAATCGAAGGCCTGCAGGAACAGCGCAAGTTCGCCGACCGGCGCATCGCGCGCCTGACGGCTGCAATTCGACATCTCACCGGCCCAGGAATGCGGCGCGAGGACGCGAGGGACCGGTTGGCCGACCTCCAGGATCGCCTCCACGACGCCGAGCAACGGGCGACGCAGATCGACGACCAGATCGCGCTGGCCGGCCAGCGGTTGATCGACGAGGACGAACTCGTCGGCGCCATCGAGGCGTTCGATCCCGTCTGGGATGCGCTCGCTCCGCGCGTGCGCGAACGGATCGTGCAGTTGCTCGTCAAACAGGTCGCGTACGATGCCGCGCAGGAGAAGATCTCGGTGACGTTCAACCCGACGGGGATCAGCGAGCTGTCGGTTGAGGAGGGCGTGACGTGCACGACGGCGACCTGACCGTCACGCGCCGGATTCACTTCTCGCTGCGGAACAGGGGCCGCCGGGAAATCCGCCCCGGCCCGCGGCCGGTGCCCGACGACGTGCCCACCGGCCGGGTGCCCCGCGTCGCCCGTCTCATGGCCTTGGCAATTCGCTTCGACGGCCTGATCCGTTCAGGCGCCATCACCGACCAGGCGGACCTGGCCCGCCTGGGGCACGTTTCCCGCGCCCGCGTGACGCAGATCATGAACCTGCTTCACCTGGCGTCGGACATCCAGGAGGAGCTTCTGTTCCTGCCGCGGGTTGTGTGCGGGGACGACCGGATCACCGAACGACACGTGCGACCGATAATCCGTGAGCCAGCATGGCAGGACCAGCGACGGTTGTGGCAGGGTCTCCGTGCCGCGACCAGGCAATGAGTCCCGACCAAGTTTTTTCCGCTTGACATCCGAAATACCGAACCATAACCTAACTACGATCGGCTGCGGCTTCAACCGATGCCAGCCTGGACCGGCCGGCGGCCGGCCAAGGAATCGCCACCCACGGATGGGGGCCGCCGGCGTCTTTTTCGCACCCCGTCAACCCGGCGCGCGCCGGGTGTCGTCCAGGTATGTTCCGGCGCAGTGTACTGCCAGCGCAATCCTCGTGCCCGATGTGGCCCGCCGGCGCCGCCGCCGGCCGGCGGCGCTTCGGCGGAGGCGCGACAGTTCTCATGCTGCGCTGTACGGACCTGCCTGCCGGACGCCCGACGAATCACCCGGCGCCAACGGCACGCAACCAAACGGGCCTTGCCGCATCTCGGCGGGGTCGACGTGGGCTGACGCTCGAGTACCTCGATGCAGTGCTATAAGAGGCGCGACGGCCAAGCGCGCAGGACCGGAGGGCCGAAGCATGAATCGCAGCAGCTCAGCAGAGTCGGAATGCATCACGAGTGCCGATCCAGTCGGAGTGGGGTTCCTCGCGGTCAATGCAACGAAAACGGTTCCCAACGGGGATGGGTTGGTGGACGAAGTCCTGCTTCGAATTTGTCGCGTGCGGGCGGACGATCGGCAGATCACGCCCGAGTGGATTGCGAGGTTGCGGCAGGTCCCGCGTCTGCTTGACCAGCCGCCGCCCCATCAGGACGTGCGACTCGAGTCCGCGATGACGCTGCTCGCGTCGGCGTTGGGGCATCTGATGCATTTCAATCCCACGCACCTGCCGTTCGGATACCACGGACCGCAGGTTCAGTTCCACGGCTGGGTCGAGCGCGAGGCGCTGGAGCGCGTCGGCAAGCAGATTGCCTGTCTCATCTGGCGCCGCAAAGCCGCAGCGGCGGTTGCTGACGCAGTGCAGCAGGCAGTGTCCGAGAGCGTCCGACTCGGGTTCCTGGAGCAACACCAGTACGATGCCTGGCGTCCCGGCATGCCCAGTGGTTCCGGATGGCGGTCAGCCGTAACTGCCACACCCTATGGCGTCACCAGGGCCCTTTCGCTTATTGAAGCGTTTCAGGGAGGGAACGCGATCGCGGCCAAGCCGTGGGCCGCAGCAAAAACCGCCTCGAACGATGGTCCGGGCGTGGCCGATTCGCGCATGGTCGCTGACCAAGACGTAGAGGTGCAGGCCCCACCGCGTGACATGGGCGGCTCGCAGAAGAAGCAGTACCGACAGCGGCTGACAGGGCTGCGCGAGGCGCTCGGGCTCGTCGAGGCCGATCGGGCTGCGCAGGATGATCGGAGCATTCAGCAGGTCGCCGTGCGGCTGGCGGACGAGTTACACGCCTGGGTGGAGGCAATCGGCGACGCTGAAGCAGATCCCCACCCTGCGGGAGGATACTGGACCTTGCTGGGCGAAGACCTCCAGGAGATGCTCGGGCCCGCAGAGCTGGCGACCGGCGTGTTCGAGGATGATTGGACTCCCTTGCTCACCCAGCTCCAGATGAACGGACTGGGAGAACTCGCCGAGACCCTGGACCGACTGGCAGAAGAGGCGATCCCGCAGGCCCAGGAGCTGGCGCGGGACATGGATGCCGTGGCGTACCTCCGCAACGACGGTCCCAGGGATGCGTTTTATGAACTTTATGCAAGCGACGATGTCGAAACCTACGAAGCGTGCGTGTGGCAGGACCGGCAGGACGTTGCCCGCAGCGTCATGAAGATCGTGGGCGTGCTCCGGACGCTGGCCAAGGGCGGTTCCGGCGGAACGATTGCGTCGGCGACCATGCCGCGCCGACATCCGAGGCCGCAGCCGCGACGCGGCACAAGAACGGCCAACATCGAGAAGCTCGAGAAGGAACTGGAGAAGCACCTGCTCGCCGCGCGCGACCATGCCCATTCGCTCCGCGATCGCGGCCGCGAGCCCGTCCTGCTGCCCCGGCCGAACCAGAAGGAACTCGCCCGACGCACCAGCCTGTCCGAGCCTGACGTGTCGCGTTGCTTCAACGACAGGCGGGCCACGGTCCTGAAGATCTTGTGGGAGACCGCGGACTCCCTTGAAGCGGTCATGAACTACAAGCGGCGCCGATAGAACGGATCTTTGCGCTCGTGAACGCATGCTAGACGTAGCGGCTTTCCACCACGTAGCCAAGATGGCCCGATCCCGGGCAGCGCCGGCCGCTCGTGTCTTTATGCTCATTCAACCTCGTCGCACCCGCGTGTTTTCTCTTGAAGGTCTTATGGCAGTAGGGGCATTGAACGACATAGACGAGGCCGTGACGGACAGACCGTGTGCGTTGCCTCGGAGCACCTGGTTGCCGTGGGCGAGATAATTCCGGAGCACGGAGCGAACCGCTCGCGGACAATTCGACTCGGTAGACGGGGCGGTACGTTCGCGTGGTAACTCGCACGCTTTCGATTCGATCCACGCGGTACGCCCGCGGTTCTCGCGAATCCGCTCTCACGGCGTAGAGCAAGAGGTGGCCAGCGCGCGTTCGTCGAAGCGAGTAGGGCTCGATCACACGCCGACTGCCGTTATAGCCTAGCTCGATACATAGCAGGTTAGCCGCGGCGAATCGAATCGTCTCCAACGGAACGCCTGCTCCCCAGGTCGCGATTGTCGGCGACGGCGCCCATCCGATTTCGAGCTCGGGGACGGCGGTCACCGCGACAGTTGGCAGCTCCGCTTCGACCAGCGCACCTTCCAGCCAGGCGAAGAGCCTGGGCAGCTCCTCCCAGAAATCATCCAGCGGCGGCAAGGCCGGCAACTGGTGCGCCAACATGTTCGCCCACTCTGATTCGAGCTCGGTCCGCGTGGCCGAGGACTCAATGGCTGCGAGCGTTGGCACGGGCACTCCCTTCGCGTGACACTTCTGTACGAGAAGGTTGTGAATGTCGGCAGGCTCGCCGCGCAGGTCTGACCGGCGAAAGAGATTGATCACGTCGTAAAGGTCGCGGGGGCGGCCTCGCTCTCCCATCGCGCGAATCTTCTCTGCAAAAATCTCTTCGAATGCGTAACAACGGACCAACCTCGGTTCCGGGAGGTCGTCCGGGTAGGGATGGGCAATCGGACGCAGAACCGTGGACCGGATCACCCGCTCCGAAGCGCTCAAGTCCAATCTGATGCTCGCAACCATCGGGGCTGCTCGCGGTCCGCGGTAATACACGCGCCCCTCCGTGTAGTTGCCTGAGCTGTGCCCCTTGTGAATCGGCGCCCGTTCTCCAAAGTCGATGCCGCACTCTTCGGTGACGCGTCCGAGCACGTTCAACAGGAGCGGAAGAACATCGTCTGGACGTATGGGGCCGCCAGGAAGAACGGTGTAGTCGAGGTCTTCGGAGAAGCGATATGTTTCAATGAAGCACTTCTTCAGGCACGTGCCGCCCTTGAAGGCCCACTGCGCGCCGAGTAGCGGGTCGGCGGCGATCCCCCAGAGCACCCAGCCAATGACGTAGTCTTTTTCGACGACGTCTTCACGCAGGCCCCATTCTCGAACCCGCTCTTCGATTGCGAACTTGGAGATCACGCAGCCGGCTCCGTTCCGTGTACTTCGACGTTGACCCTGAGATTCCAGCGTTTCACAATACGCCCCTTGGCGCGGACGGTCGGGTCGAGCCGCGTCAAACCGGCACTTCTCAGGTGGTAGCAGGACGCGATAAGCTTCGGGGCGTCGATAGCCAAAGCCTCAAGGAGATAGCCCATCCGTTTGAACACGGAGCGGTTTCTGCGCCGGTTCACATACTCGATGAACCGTGGTTCGTCGCGATGCTCACTCTCGAAATACGCGGTGAGAACTGTTGCAACATGTCGGATTCCCCCGCCGATTTCGGGGTCGTCTAGGATGTCGACGATGGTGCGCGTTGGGTCGGATACCGCTACGCGAATACGATTACGCCACGCTGCGCGTGTCCCAAAGTGCCCGTTCTTTGGCAGAGTTTTCAGCCGGAACGCCGTCCCCTGAATCTCGAGCCTGCGACTGCGCGTTGGACGCGCGGTGATCACGACCACATCGCGAAAGATCTGCTCGGTCAGGCCCCAGTGTTCACAGGCGCTCCAACCTCCAACGTAGCAAGGTGCGAACGTCTTGGCCGCCACGCCCCACGGATCCTCGCGCCACTCAGATGGTTCAGTGGCTCCAAGCGGTACGAGCGCGTAGAGTCCCCGCCGAACGCGAACCAGCCAACCGCGCGCGGCGAGGTACGCCAACAACCGCCGGGTGCGACGCAGATCGAATCCAAGCATTCTGGCCGCCTCCGCGGCGGAAAACGGCCCTGAGGCTTGGCGGTGCAGGGCTTCCAACAACGTCCGATTATGTTCCGCGATGCCACGTCGCATGGTACAGTCCGTTTGGCGTATTGCCGACCCGGCCGAACAAACCGCACACATACTGTACCCGCGTGCGACCGGGAGTCAAGTGCGCCGTCCGCTGGTCCGCCAACCGCCTCTGGCAATGACCATGTCGAAGCGGCGGTGCAAGGCGAGCGATCCGGATGACGTAAGCGGCTCGCCGCGGCGGCCACCTCCTCGTGTCGGGCCCGCGCTCCTGCGGAGCGTCTCTTTCCTGCCGTTCCTCCTGAATGTGTCCACCCCTGCCATAGCGGCGGCGCTGAGGCCGCTGCTCCCGAGGACGCGATTGCAGTTGCAGTAGCCGGCTGCAACTGCAATCGCGTTTTTTCTGCGCGCAACTTCCGGTCGCCGCTGCTGGTTGCGGCGGCCGCAGACATTCTCACGCCGCCATCTGCGACCCCGTCGGAGGGCGTCGCGGCCCGCTGGGGGTCGCGAGTTTTCCGCCTTTTCCGGAGACTTGCAGATGGCTGATCAAACTGCCCTCCCGACCGACAACTGCATCGACGATTACGCCCTCGCGCGCATCGACTACCGCATCCGGCGCCTGGTCGAGGCCTTCCGCCTCGGCGACGAGGAGGCCGAAGACCTGCGCCAGGAGATGATCGCCGAGCTTCTCAAGGCGGGTGTTCGGCACAATCCCGGCCGCTCCCAACGCAACACGTTCATCAACGGCACGCTCGACCGCTACTACCTGCACGTCGCACGCTCGCTGGCGAATCGCCAGAAGCACGAGTCGATGCGCCCAACGCCGATCTCGGCGATGCCCAACTTCAGCCCGACGGTCAACGACCCGGGTCAGGGTGAGTGGTCCGAGCAGGAGCGTGTGGACCTGACCATCGACTTGCCAGAAGTCGTTTCCAATCTGCCGCCCGAGCTCCAGCGAATCTGCGAGGCGCTGCGGTACTACAAGCCGCGCGAGGCGGCCCGGCGGCTCGGCATGCACCGCAGCACGATCTACCGGGCCATCCGCGAGATCCGTCGCCACTTCACCGCCGCCGGCCTGGGGCCGGAGGGGTGAACTCGTGCGACAGATTCCCTGCACACGCAGATATAGGTAGGCGAACGGAGGCGCAGTCCCACGGGAGAGCTCATGGACGGGCAAGGCGACATCGACCTGCGATTCCTCATCCGCGAGCCGGCAGAGGTTTATCACGCCAAGGCGAAGGACTTTCTGTCAGCCCACGCGCTGAACGAGTTCCGGCGCTGCCCGCTGCTGTACCGCAAGAAGGAACTGGGCCTGGTGCCCGAGCGCGACACGGCTGCCTATCTCGTAGGCCGCGCGGCGCACGTGCTGATTCTGGAGGGCCGCGAGCGCTACCAGCGCGAGTTCGCGGTCGGCGGTCCCATCAATCCCAAGACCGGCCAGCCGTTCGGCTCGCAGACGAAGGCGTTCGCCGAGTGGGCCGAGCGGCAGGGCCATCCGGTGCTCAGCGATTCGCACGCCGCGACCGTCGAACAGATGGCCGCGGCTGTGCGTGACCACCTGTTCGCCCGCGAGTTGTTCGGCGACGGCGTGGCCGAAGGCGTGGTGCGCGGCATGTACGCGCACTTCCAGTGCCAGGCGCGCATCGACTGGATCAATCCCGTCGAGGATCGCGGGATCGTCGACCTGAAGACGGCCGACGAGATCGACTCATTCGAGCTTTCGATGCGCGCCTTCGGCTACCTGCATCAGGTCGCGTTCTACCGCGCGCTGGTCGAACAGGCGTCGGGTCACGTCCTGCCGGTCCATATTGTCGCGGTCGAAAAACGCGAGCCCTTCCGCTGCGGCGTGTGGCAGATCGCGTCCCCCGTGCTCGAGCAGGCGCAGCGCGAAAACGCGGACGCGATGGCCGACCTGCGGCGCTGCCGCCAGACGGGCGACTGGTTCACGCGCTACGAGTCGCTGCGGCTGGTGGAACGACTGTGAATCCGGGTCCGGGGCCGGACGGACGAAGTGTCCCGGCCACGGAGGGCGAGGAGGGCCCCGTTCCGGCCCCGGCCCCGGACGCACAGAAGACGAAGCGATGAAACGACGAAGGAGAACAATCTCATGAAACTGCTTGAACAGGTGCAGCGGGGACCCGTGGCCGCTCCGCCCCGCACGCTGCTGTACGGCGTGCATGGCGTCGGCAAGAGCACGTTCGGCGCGATGGCCGAGGCCCCGATCTTCATCCAGACCGAGGATGGCCTGACCAACATCGACTGCCAGCGATTTCCCCTCGCGACGAAGTACGCGGACGTGATCACCGCCTTGGGCGAGCTCTACACCGAGCCGCACGAGTACCGCACGGTGGTGCTCGATTCTGTCGACTGGCTCGAACGGTTGATCTGGGCCGACGTGTGCCAGAAGCGCAGCGTGGAGAGCATCGAGGACATCGGCTACGGCAAGGGCTACGTCTTCGCGCTGACCAACTGGCGCGAAGTGCTCCAGGGCCTCGATGCGCTGCGCAATGAGCGCGGCATGTCGGTGATCCTGATCGCCCACGCCCAGATCGAGCGTTTCGCCAACCCGGAGACGGACACCTACGACCGCTACTCCCCGCGCCTGCACAAGCAGGCCTCGGCGCTGGTCCAGGAATGGGCGGACGAGGTCTTGTTCGCCACGTATTCGATCCACACCAAGACCACGGAGGAGGGCTTCGGCCGCAAGCGCGTGCAGGGCATCGGCACCGGCGAGCGGATCATCCGCACCACCGAGCGTCCAGCGCACGTGGCGAAGAACCGGCTGAACCTGCCGGACGAATTCCCACTCGACTACCGCATCTACGCCGCGCTCGCACGCGGCGAGAACCCTCTGACCGAGACCGCTGAAACCACCGAGAAAGGAGTCTGATCGTGCCTACGCTGAACGGATTTGACGCAAATCAGGTCGATCCCAACTTCGCGTTCGAGGCCATCCCGGCCGGCAAGTACCTGGCCGTGATCACCGAAAGCGAGATGAAGCCCACCAAGTCGGGCGTCGGCCAGTACCTCCAGTTCACCTTCCAGGTGATCGAGGGCGAGTACAAGAGCCGCCTGGTCTGGTCGCGGCTCAATCTCGACAACCCCAACGCGACCACCGTCAAGATCGCGCGGGCCGAACTCTCCGCCATCTGCCGCGCCGTCGGCGTACCCGCACCCAAAGACAGCGTCGAGTTGCACAACATCCCGCTCGTCATCACGGTGGGCCTGAAGAAACGCGACGACAACGGCGAGATGGGCAACGTCATCAAGGGTTACGCCAAGAAGGATGCAGCCCTGGCGCGGGCGCCTGTAGCGGCGGGCAATAACGGGGCTCCGCCGTGGAAGCGCTAACGCGGCGACCGGATCGGCACGGACGCCGGGCAGCGTGATGGAGCGCACCGGCATGGATGTATCGCGAGGTCACGGATGACCAACATCACGCTGCCCTGGCCGCCGAGCGTCAATCACTACTGGCGCATGTGGCGCGGCCGGATGTTGATCAGTCGTAAGGGCCGAACCTACCGCGAGCAGGTGGTTGCGATCATCCGGGCCGCTGGCGTCACGGCGCAGTCCGGCCGCCTGGCCGTCCACGTCGAGCTGTACCCGCCCGATCGCCGCAAACGCGACGTCGACAACACGTTCAAGGCGATCGGCGACTCGCTCCAGAACGGCGGCGCATTCCACGACGACAGCCAGATCGTCTGGCTGCTCCTGGAGAAGGCCGAGGTCGTCGCAAGCGGGAAGGTCATCGTGCGGATCGCGGAGATCCCATGCCAGGCCCTGATCATCCAGCGATTTCCGCCGTGCAGTCTGAACTGATCGCCTGTGACCACCTGAGGCGTCGGTGGGAGTACCTAGAAGGTCGAATCAATAGACATCCAGAGCAAGTAGAAATCAGGGCGTGGCTCCCTGGTCACTCTCTCTGCGATGGCCGAAGTAGTGATCTGTGATGCGCTCCAGAAACTGCAATAGCTCGTTTGCGTCGGTGCGACTCGTAGCGGGGCTATCCATGCGAAGGTGCTGACGTTCCAGCAACTGGCGGGTGTTCATATCAAGCTCAAGGAGGGTATGCGTGGTCTTCGATATCCGCCCAAACAGGGCAGCGCACCTATACAAGGCATTGTTCAGATGATAGCCGTAAATCCACCCTTTGGAAGGGGGGTGACCCCTCATCATAGCCGCGGCAGCCGGGCTATAGTCCACTGTCCCGGCGCCTTCGTACGTACCTTCCGTGCTGGCCATCTTCGTAGCCTCCATCAAGGCGTAGGCTGCTCCGATGAGAAACCCCTGTACGCCGCTTTCATCGGCGTTCGCCGGCTCGTGTTCGATAGCAGACCGAAGCAGCCCCCTAAGGCGACTCTGAATGTTGGCATCCATGCTGCGCTTTCCTTCCGGCTATCTCGGGGCCGGCGCGCTTGTGATAGATCGCCGACCGCAAGCGCCAGTTTAGCTCTTGAACTTTGCATAGGCAAATCGAAACGATGAACCCGCCGCAACTCAGCCGAATCTACATCTCCGGGCCGATGTCCGGCTATCCGGATTGCAACTTCGCGGCGTTCCACGCGGCGGCCGAGCGGCTGGCCAGTGCGGGCTGGAAGGTCTTCAACCCGGCCGAGAACTTCGGCGGGCGCAAGGACCTGCGGCGCGAGGCGTACCTGCGGCTCGACCTGGCCATGCTCGCGCAGTGCGACGCGATCGCGATGCTGCCGGGTTGGGAGGATTCGCGCGGCGCCAAGCTGGAGTACACCGTCGCCCGCGAGCTGGGCTGCGAGGTCATCGACGCCGTCACGCTGCGGCCGCTGGAGAATCCACCGACGCCGACGCTCGGGCTTCACCGGCTGCGGCTGGTCGAGCCCCCGCCGGACGAATCCATGCTCGACGAGGCCAAGCGCATCACCGAGGGCGTGCGCCGCGCCGAGTATGGAGCCCCGGCCGACGATTTCGCGCGGGCGGCGTACATGTGGACAGGCATCCTGGCCCGCAAGCTGCGCGACGGGCAGCCGATCACCGCAATGGACATCCCGCTGTGCATGATCGCCATCAAGCTGGCGCGCCAGAGCCACTTCCACAAGCGTGACAACCTGGTCGACATCGCCGGCTACGCCCGCACGGCGGCGATGGTCGCGGGGGAGGAGTGATGGCGAAGCGCCACAGCACAACAATGCTGGCCTTCGGCGACGTGCACATCCCTCACCAGAACGAGCGGGCGGTGCGGGTCTTATGCCGCGCAGCCGAACGCCTGCGCCCGGATCTGATCATCTGCCTCGGCGACCTGCTCGACTGCGGCCAGTTCTCGGTGCATCCGCCGACCTACGGCATGAAGGAGACGGACTACGTCGACGACCTGCGCGCGGCCAACGCGCTGCTGGACCGGCTCCAGAAGGTCTGTGACCGTCTGGTGATCGTCGAAGGCAATCACGAGTATCGGCTCGACCGCTGGGCGGCGGCGACGGCCGAGGGGCGCGGAGCCTATTCCATGCTTGCGCCGCGTGTGCAGTTGACCAAGGGCCGCGCGAAATGCGCGTATGTGCCGTACGGCTCCGTGGGCGGCACGTACCCGCACTACGCAATCAACCGCCGCATCATCGCTGTGCACGGCTGGTCGTACAGCCGCAACGCGACCCGGCAACACCTTCAGATCAGCCAGGGGCGCAGCGTCATCCACGGCCACACGCACCGTGCCGAGGTCTCGATTGTGCAGAACATCTGGTCGCCCGGCGAGATCGTGCAGGCCCGCAGCGCCGGGTGCCTGTGCAAGCCCGTGCCGCTCTACGGCACGGGCCGTCCGGTCGAATGGGTCAACGCGTTCATCCTTGGCTACCTCGGCCGGCGGAGCGACACGCTCTACACCATCCCGATCATGGACGACCGCTGCATCCTGCCGGACGGGACGGAGGTCGTGGCGTGATGGAACTGCGAGCCTACCAGCGCGAAGCCGTCGACGCCGTGTACGAGTTTCTGCGCACGCGCGACGACAACCCGTGCGTGGTGATCCCCACCGCGGGCGGCAAGACGCCGGTGATGGCGACGATCTGCCGCGATGCCGTGCAGCTCTGGAATGGCCGCGTGCTGATCCTCGCCCATGTCCGCGAACTGCTCGAACAAGCGGCCGAGAAGCTGCACCTCGTCGCGCCCGATCTGCCGGTCGGCATCTACTCGGCGGGGCTGAAGCGCCGCGACCTGGGCTACGCCGTCACCATCGCCGGCATCCAGTCCATCTACGAGAAAGCCTGCGACATCGGGCCGGTCGATCTGGTCATCGTCGACGAGGCCCATTTGATCCCGCCGGACGGCGAGGGAATGTACCGCACGTTCCTGACGGACGCCCGAAAGATCAATCCGCAACTGCGGGTCATCGGCATGACGGCCACGCCGTTCCGGATGAAGAGCGGGACGATCTGTGCGCCGGAGAATATCCTCAATGCGGCCTGCTTCGAGATCGGCGTCCGCGAGCTGATCGTGCAGGGCTTCCTGTGCCCGCTGCGGACGAAGGCGGGATCGCAGCGCCCCGACTACGACCAGCTCCACGTGCGCGGCGGCGAGTACATCGCCGGCGAGGTCGAGGACCTGATGGACGAGGACAATCTCGTCCTGTCGGCCTGCCGGGAGATCATCGAACACACGCAGGTCCGAAATAGCGTGCTGATCTTCGCCTCGGGCGTCCGGCACGGCCAGCACGTCTGCCGCGTCATGACGGAGCGGCACCAGGTCGAGTGCGG